GATATGGCATTTCACCCAAATTCAAAGCCAAAGGCGAGCAGCCGGGAGAGCGTGAGCGTATCCAAGAACTTCGGACTTTGGGATGGGCCATTGCCCGCATCGGCAAAGAACTCAATCGTTCGCATGAGTTTGTCATACGTCGATTAGGTCATCGCGTTCAAAAACCACAGCAACAAACCGGACCAAGGCTTGACTGGCCGCGGCCGGTTCCCGGTGCAGATAAGGCGCTTGAAGGGAAGATGTTTGAGGATTTCCGCATCCCCGCGGGTAAGCCGATCAATGCCTCAATGATGACCCGATACTCAGAGCCCAGCGTCGGGTGTGCCGCCAGAATGTGTGAGGAAGCATGAGCAACGTCACACCCTTGCGACCCCTTGAACCGACCGACCTCAGGACGCTTCCAAGCAACGTTGCCGCAGAGCGGGCTTTGCTGGGTGCGATTCTGCTAAACAACAAAACCTTGGACCAAGTCCTGGATTTCCTGAAGCCGGAGATGTTCGCCGACCCCGCCGCGGAACGGGTGTATGCGGCGGTCGTAAAGCTAATTGAGAACGGAACTACTGCGTCTGTCGTTACGCTGGCGCCGTTTATGTCAGGTGATGAGGTTCTGATCGCCGCCGGTGGGGTTAAGTACCTTGCGGGTCTCTCCAGCCCATTGGCCACGGCTTCCGCGGTCCGGGATTACGGCCATCAGGTATTGGACCTCTATCTGCGCCGACAAATCATCCAGACCTGCCAAGACTCTATCGAGGATGCTTATCGGATTGAGGTTGATTCCCCAGCTCAGCAGATCATGGAGCGGACCGAGGAGGACTTCTTCGCGATTGCCGCAGCGACTGAACGAACCGACAGGCTTGCCAGTATCGAGGCTGCGGGCGGGATTGCTCTGGACCTTGCCCAAGCTGCGCATAAACGAGACGGGGCTCTTGCTGGGGTAACCACAGGCCTGAAGGACTTGGACCGACTCCTCGGTGGGATGCACAGTTCTGATCTTCTCTTCCTCGCCGGCCGCGTGAGTATGGGAAAAACCAGTCTCGCCGTTACCACCGCCTATAGTGCGGCCAGGCATTTCCAGACCACGGCACGCCCGGACCACGCCGGGAAGCAGGTGGCCTTCTTCTCCCTCGAGATGTCCGGCGAACAGTTGGCGGGACGGGTCCTGGCCCATCTTGCCGGGGTTAACGCCCACAGCATCCGAGAGGGGCGCCTGACCAACGACGAGATGATGCGCCTGGCTGAAGCCAGCCTTCAGTTCGGAGGCGTTCCGTTCCAGATCGACGACACCCCCGGCGCCACGGTCAATATGATTCGCACCCGCTGCCGGCGCATTGCGAGGGCCAAGGGATCGAAAGGTCTCGGCCTGGTCGTGATCGACCACCTTCATCTCATGGAAGGGTCTCGAGAAGACAAAGGGCAGGGGCGCCGTGTGGAACTGGCCACCATCACACGTGGGCTGAAGAAACTGGCCAAGGACTTGAACGTCCCCGTCCTCTGCCTGTGCCAGATGAACCGGAAGTCGGAAGACCGAGAGGATAAAAGACCGCAGCTCGCCGACCTGCAGGAGGCCGGCGCGATCGAACAAGACGCCGACGCCGTGATCTTCGTCTTTCGAGAGCAATATTACCTGGAGCGCAGCGAGCCGACCCAACGTCCAGAGGAATCGGACCAACGGTTCCACGAGCGCCACAACAAATGGCAGGAGCGGTGCTCCAAAGCTCACAACATCATGGAAATTATTCTGGGCAAACAACGCCACGGCCCCATCGGTTTCGTACGTGCCCACTTCAACCCAGAAACCACGTGGGTCTCAGATCTGATTCACGGTCCGTCTTCATCATCCTATACGCCCGGAGGAGATTAATGGCGCGCGACTTCGCCCAAATCTCGTGCACAGTTTGGAATTCCCGGAAGCTTCGCTCTCTCAAGGACGATGATGCCGCGCGACTTCTGTACTTCTACCTGCACAGTAATGAACTCACGAACAATGTGGGATGTTACGTGCTCAAAATCGGGGCCGTGACCGAAGATATAGGTTGGACAGAGGGTAAGGTCAGAAAGGCTCTCGATAGCCTATGCAAAGCCGATCTGATCGGTTTCGATAGTGCTGAAAGGCTCGTCCGGATCGTCGGGTTTCTTGAGAAATTCCCAACCACCAATTGGAAGCACGCCGCCGGGTGCTTCAGGGTTGCAGCAGCACTTCCGGATTGCGGAGAAAAACTTGCACTGTTCAAAAGTTTGGTGCGCGACCCGCATGCAGGCGACGTGGAAGGCTTACGGGCGGCTTTTGATAGCCTATCGGAACAGTATCGATACAAAGAGACAGATACTGAGACTGAGACAGATACAGGGACGGACGCTATGCGCCCAAGCCGCGTGAAGGCTGAACGTCTTTCTTCAGATTGGAAACCCACCGAGAAGGACCGGGCCTATGCGAAATCCAAAAACCTCACGGATAGCGAAATCGATGAGGAAGCTATTGCATTCGTGAGGTATTGGGCTGGTCCAGATGCCAAGGGCGGTGGAAAAAAGAAGGATTGGCACGGGACGTGGTGCAACCGCATCGATACCGTTGCAGACCGAATCATCGGCCGCCGGCCGCGTGTGGTTGGCGGCAAGTTGAGCGCTACCGCAGACGCCACCCCGGCGGCCACACAGCGCTCGACCTACATCGCCCGTTACCGCGGCTACCGCGAACGTGATTTCTGGATCCCCACGTTCGGGCCCAAACCGCCAAAGCCAGGGTTCGCGGGGGAGCCAAACTACGACATGCCCCAGGACGTCATGGACGAGGTGGACAAGGAGTTCGCCCCAGCCGACGACGATATGCCGCCCATCCCATCTTTCCTCAAGTGCGAGAAGCCAGAGGTGGCGGCATGAGCAGATGGTCAGCGGAACAATGGATGGTCCTTCAGGCGATGGCTGGGAAAGTGGGTGTGCCGGATATCGCGCGCACCGTCAGCAAGAGTGAAACATCCGTCCGCGTAAAGGCTTCACGCGAAAACATTTCCTTGGCTGTTCAACGTGAAACACCCCGCGGGAAACGCCTGCTGAAGGAGGCTGCATGACCACAATCGCCTATAGGGATGGATTTATCGCAACTGACACCTGTGCGTCATGGAACGGCGTTGTGATGTCATGCCCGTCAAAGCTTGTTCGGGGTGGCGGATATGTGTTTGCCCTCTCCGGCGATGTGGCGCTGAGGCCAATATTCAAGCAATGGCTTGACGCGGGCGCCAACACAAACGAGCGACCTGTCATCAGTTATGCCGGGAGCGAGAAGCCAAGCGCCCGCATCATCGTTGCGTGGATTGGTGAGCAGCCGCGGATCGCGATCTATGACGAGGATTTTCTCGTGTGCGATCACCCGCTTGATAGTTATTGCGCGATCGGCTCTGGCGAGAAGTTGGCTTTTGGAGCAATGGCCCACGGAGCCTGTGCGATTGATGCCGTAAGAGCGGCTGCAAAGCATGATCCGCATACGGCGACGCCCGTGGACTGGATTGATATCACGACTGCGGCCAGCGGCAGGGTAATCCTTTGAAAATCCTCACAGCAGAGGAGTTGCAGAACGGAACGACAGGGTGTGATGAATTTGGGGGTGCAGCGGTGAATTCCAGCCACGCCATCGAGCGAGCGGCCGAAAGGTATGGTCTCGACGTCACCATCGCCGACCTCAAGCGCGTGGCCGAGGATATCCGGTCAGGTGAAGCCGTCCTTGTCGGACGCCAGAACGATGGCAACGAGGAATGGCTGGCGAAGATCAAAGGCACGGTCGTCAGGCTCGTGACAAACGCAGCCCGCAACTTCGTCATCACCATCCTCCCAAGGAATGCAAAGCCCACATCACTGAGACAGGCAAGCTACCTCACGAAGCGGGACAAGCGACAAATCCGGGCGGTCCGGAAGCACAAAAGGCGGAAACAGGCGACAGAGGAATGATGGTCGAACAGAAATTCCCGCCTGAAATGCCTAAGATTTCGAGAGCGGGTGCAATTTCATCGACTGAGATCGTCGCCGCTTATTTGCGGGGTTTGGCCCAAGCCGGGCGGGGTTGCACATCGAATAATGGAAGCATCGCAAGCGCTTGCGGCTTGAGTGCGGGGCAGGTCAGGGTGGCAAAATCTCATCTCGTCGGCGCCCGTCGGTTGGTCGGGCGATACCCCGCGACCTGGATATCGATCGACGGGTTCAAATTCGGCGAGGCCTCAGCCGATCCTCTCGCGAATGCAAAAGCCATTCTCCGCCGGTTCTATTCCACCGTGTGCGACGCCCGGGTGGTTGATGAGCCAACGCGGGCGGCCTCTGGCCCCATCACGATGATGTACGTCGGGCATAAGCGCATGACCGTGGAAGATGCGGTCAAGCTTGCGGACAAATTGAAGGAGATAAATTCGTGAGCACGGAAGACGATACCGAAGAATCACCGATCCGCCCGTCATTTGGGCTGGGGGCGAACGGCATTACGCTGGACTCCCTGCAGATCGACCAGATGATCCAAATGGCCAGTGGCCAGGTCTTTCGGAAGAAGACCGCGCAGGAGACCCTTGAGGAATTGGGTGTCGATGGCCCGGCGCGGCTATCGGTCGAAGAGCATCAGGAGCGCATGCGTAGGGCGTTTCATTTCGGGCCATGGCTCAAACCTGCAACCGATCTCAAGAACTTGTGGCAGGGCGAAACCGTGTGCATCGTCGGCAGTGGGCCGTCGCTGGAAAGAACCCTCTTCGAGATTCTCGATCTTGTGGCTGATGGAGCCAAGATCATCGCCGTCAACAAGACCCATGACTGGCTGATTGAGCGGGGGATTATCCCGACGTTCGGCATTCTCACCGACCCGAAGGATTGGGTTGCAGGGTACCAAACCCCGCATCCCGACGTGATTTACATTCTGGCCAGCCAGTGTCATGACACGGTGTTCGAGAAGTTCAAGGGTCACCCGCGCGTTTATCTCATGCACTGCCTGGGGACCCACGACGACCCCGATATCCTGATCAACGAAGCCCAGAAGACCGGCAAATCGTTCTTCGCCACGGCCGGCGGCTCCACGACCACGCTCCGCGCATTCGATACAGCCGCGCTCCTGCTGGGGTTTGTGGGGCATCACTTCTTCGGCATCGACAGCAGCGGCGTCGAGATGTTCGGCATGTATCCGATGGACATCACGAAACCCCATTACGACAAGATCAATCTCACACTCCAGCTCAACGATCCCGCTGACGAGACACCGTTGCCGCAGGTCTATTCCACCACCGTTCCGATGTACCACCAGGCTCGCCAATTCGAGCTTCTGCTGGCTGATCGGAAAGAGGGGATCAAGGAAGGAAAATACCCCAAGGTCAGGATCGGCGTGCACGGCCGGGGAATGCTCCCGGACTGGTGTGCGCTCCGCGGTCTCCATGCGGACCCCCGCCGCCGCGAGCAGTTGCTGGCGACCAAACCCAAGCCGATCGTCGCGCCTGAGGTGGAATTCACCGAGGTCCAAATCGGAGGCGGAAATGGTTAACGCTGATCCCCTGCTGTCGGAAGCTGCCACGATCAGTGGTGATCTTCGGGACATGATGCTGGCATCGCTGGCGCAGCAGACACGCCTCTGGCGCGACATGCCCCAGGCCGATCAAACCGCCTATGCCCAGCGCATCGACGCTGTCGCGCGGAACATCGTGACCCGGATTGCAACCTTGGTCGCGACCAAGGGCCAACCCGCAGTCTTGGCCACGCTCGATCGGGTGACGGTGGATTCCGAAGCCCGGGCCATGCTGATTGTGCCCCGGGAAACCGCGGGTGCCCTGATCCCACACACCAAGCAGATCGTGGCAATTATGGCGCCGGGAGCGCAGCAGTTCATGGGTGAGCGCGCGCCGGTGCAAACGATGCCCGATGAGCCCGGGTTGCCTTTGACGGCTCCGAGCATTGAACAGGACCGCGCCGTCCTTGAACTGATCGCCGCAGTTGCAGGCGGTCCGGGCGAGCAAACCCTGCCGGAATCCTTGGAGACCCTTCATCGCCAGCAAAAGGCGCTCATGGACGGCCGGCGTCATGCGCAGATGTTCCCGACCGGTACGCCTGAGCTTCCCTTACCGCTGGGCATGGAACGCCTGGAGACGCCGCGAGGCATTTTCCACTTCAATCCGCAGGAGTTGGACCCGGTCAGCATCATCGCAAAATCTGCTGAAGCCCGGGAGAACGAAATCCTGGGGTACGGGCCATATTCCAAGATCGACGTCATGACATCCGGCCAGCCCCCGATCTGCGTTGTTGAGCGTGGTAAGGATGGGGTCGAAATCGTGGCCGTGCTTACCACCCAGGCATGGTCTGACGAGGTGATGGCTGCTTGGCCTGCGCCGGCGCCTAACAGTGTCATCCAAATTGAACCATTGCCCGACGTCATCCGGAAGCGAATGGCCGCTCTCGAAGCGCCGGCCAATACTTCAAACTCAACCCAGTCTCAGCCGATCACCATCATCCCGAATGGCGGCGCTGCCTCTGTGCACGTCGGGTCCGCCGTTATCAGTGGCGGTAGGGCGGGCGCGATTCCCGGCCACGTGGCCAGCCAATCAACCAGCAAGACAACCACCAAGCGCGGCGGACGACGTAAGGCAAAGCCTCACACCAAACGCCAACTTACCAACGGCCATGATCCGGAGCCGTCCAAATCCGCATCACAACCCAAGAAAACTGGGAGCCCCTTCCAATGAGCAACCAAACCATCACCGAACCGACCCTTGCCCAAACCGAAATCCCTGTGGCCCAGACTGAAGCGCCTGTGGCTGAGCCGGAGTCCGAAAGCCCCCTGCAGAAAGCTGAGCACGCGGCCGAAGAGCTGCTGCATGAAGCCGAAGAACTGGTGCAGGAAGGTGTCGCCGCAGTCGAGCGTGTGGTCCGCACAGCCGTTGACGCCTGCGAGCACCTTGAAACCCGACTGATCGGACATGACGCGGGCCGGGAAAAGCGGGAATGCCCGGAATGTGGGGCGGTCATCGTTCAAGGTGATCCGGTCCAATGACAGCGCCACGCCACGATCCCAGGCTGTACGGCACCGGCGGCGTCGCGGATGGGCTCGATCCGCGCGCCCCGCTGCGCGTCACCGAGAAGCCGCACCAGCATCGATCAGCCTCTGAATGCGAGTGCTACGACTGCGGCAACCTGATCGCCAAGGGAGAACCCATCGTGATCAGCGCCCTGGAATGCACTCAGGGAACCAAGGGAAAGACCTACCGCTATAACGTCCATCTCGCCTGCTATGACGTGGTCGGGCGTGTTGTTTTGGCCCTGGGCAAGGATGCAACCCATAGCTTCGACGGGCGCCCCAATCTCCGGGATCTGTGGGCAGCACATCATGCCGATATCCGGAAGGCGGACAAAGAGTTAGCCGCGCAGCTTGAACAGGGGCTGGGTAAGCCATGACCAAGAAAATCCCCATAGACGACGCGATGGTGGAGCGGGCTGTCGAGGCATATTCAGCCGGCTCAGAAGGAAGCGATTATTTTATGCGCTGCGCTCTCGAAGCCGCCCTCAACCCACCCGAAGAACCCGAGATCGTGGTGACGGAGGAGATGAAAGAGGAAGGACGAAAACAGGTGAGGTATCTTGCCCAATACAATCTCGCGGCTCAGAAAAGCGGAGTTTTCCTAGAGGGTGGTTCTGGATCAATCGAGCCAAGTGATTCGGAGATTATTTACCGCGCCATGCGCCGCTTGGAGCCGAAGCGCGAAACCGCAGCCGATGCTGTTCAACATTCGGTGACAGAACGGTGCCACCGTCGCGCCGGTATGAGGGAGAAGATGGCGCGGGCGATTTATGAAAACCTTCAATCCCGATCATTTTCAATGATTCATCCCTGGGAGACGAGAGAGGGTGCCTATCGGGAAACGTTCGTCGTAGCCGCCGACGCCGCGCTGGACGTGCTGATGGAGCCGACCGAGGGGATGGTAAATGCCGCGCTCGAACCTGCCGCGGTTGCTACCTGTCGTCCCGGAATCCATGTCAAATGTGAGAAGGGTTGCTGGTTCGGCGGTCGCTCACCATGCGTAGCACCTTGTGTCCTGCACGAAGCGGTGAACGGCACCAAGCCATTTTGGAATGGCCATCCTGAGGACAGTTGACCCATGCCCATGATTTTCCATATAGGGCGAAGCCGGAGGCCACATGGTTCTGGCTGTCAAAAATTCCCTCGTCGATGTGAACGGCGCAAGGCTCAAGAGCGGGCCCAGCCATCGTGCGATGGCGCCCGCGGCCGTGGAAGCTGCGCGGAAGGGTTTGCTCAAGGGCAACGACACGGTTGCGGCCAAGCGCGCCCGGCTGATGGTTCTCGCCAAGATGGCCGTTCACGTCTCGGAGAGAATACCTCAAGGTGCAGGGTTCTTTGTGATGGACCCAGACGCATTGGAGCGGGGCGAGCGGCTGATCTGTCCATTCAAGGTCAAAACCCTCTGCGTGAACCCGGAAGACATTGACAAAGCGATCAAACACTTCTCAGGGGGAAAAGAAGCCGCGCAAGCCCAGATATCGGGTGCCGCAGCAGAATGAGCGCGCAATCGCCAACCTCAAGGCGCCATGGAAGCGCGGCCAGTCCGGCAATCCTTCAGGCAAGACGAAGGGCTCGCGCACGGCACTGTCGCACCAGTTCATGGTCGATCTCCACGCGGTCTGGATGGAGCGCGGCGAAGGCATCATTTCCTATGTGCTTGAAGAGCATCCCCTGGATTTCTTCAAGGCTGTCGTTCATCTCATGCCCAAGCACGTCAAGCTGAGCGATGACACTCCAAACACAACCAGCCCCGCTCAGCGCGCCGCCGCCCTCCTGGGAGCTTTTAGAACCCTCGTTAACGGCGGCTATCTCGAGAATGTCGCCGGAGCAATTGGAAGCCTTGGAGCGCCAAGTCCTGCCGGCAGCGGAAGCGGCGCGGACGGACCAATTATCGACGTACCGGCCGTACCCAAAGCAGAGGGAGTTCCATGACGCCGGCGCGCAATTTCGCGAACGCCTTCTCATGGCGAGCAACCAAACAGGAAAGACATTCCCCGCATCACGTGAAGCGGCTTACCACGCAACAGGGCGTTATCCCGACGACTGGAAGGGCTTTCGGTTCAACCGCCCCAATGTCGGATGGGTTGCTGGTATCTCAGCCGAACAGACGCGCGACAACCCTCAGCGTTTGCTTCTAGGCCGCGATCAGGAATGGGGAACGTCAGCAATCCCCAAGGACTGCATCATCGGTGATCCCGTCATGGCGCGGTCTGTGGCAAACGCCGTGGATTATGTCCGTGTCCGGCATATCTCCGGCGGTCAATCCCTCATCGCCTTCAAGACTTATGAAAAGGGCCGAGAGAAGTGGCAGGGAGATACGATCGATTGGATCTGGTTTGACGAGGAACCGCCTGAAGACGTCTACAGCGAAGGCATCACCCGGACCAATACAACCATGGGCCCTGTGTTCATGACCTTCACCCCGCTCAAGGGTGAGTCCAAGGTCGTGAAGCGGTTCAAGCGGGAATTCAGCCCGGATCGCATCGTCATCGGCATGACCTTGGATGATGCCGAACATTATACGCCGGATCAACGTAAACGGATTGAGGCAAGCTATCCCGAGCATGAGCGCGACGCCCGTGCTCGCGGCATTCCGGTCCTCGGGTCTGGGCTTGTATTCCCCATCGCGCGTTCGGTCATCGCATGTAAATCATTCCCGCTTCCGCCGCATTGGCCGGGGGTTGGTGGCCTGGACTTTGGATGGGATCACCCGACCGCGGGCGTTGAACTCCGCTGGGACAAAGACGCCGATGTGATTTACGTCGTCAAAGCCTACCGCGCGCGCATGCAGACACCATTGATCCACGCCGGAGCGCTGAAGCCATGGGGTAAGAAATTACCTTGGGCGTGGCCGCATGACGGCCTCCAGCATGACAAAGGGTCGGGCGAACAGTTGGCCCAGCAGTATCGAGACCAGGGCCTATTGATGCTGGAAGAACGGGCCACCTTTGAAGATGGTTCAAACGGCGTCGAGGCGGGAATCCTCGAAATGTATGACCGGATGCAGACGGGACGGTTCAAGGTCTTCGACCACCTCAACGATTGGTTCGAGGAGTTCGTGTCCTATCACCGCAAGGATGGATTGATCGTGAAAGAGGCAGACGACCTAATTTCGGCGACGCGATACGCCTACATGATGCGCCGGTTTGCTGTGGTGACCGAAGAAATCCCCCGCGAAAGGTATGCGATGGATCGATATTCCCGTGGCCGTGAAGGACGGGGGCATGGCTCCCCGATGGTGGCGTGATGATGAACCTGTCCCGCCGCGGCTTTATCGGCAGCATGCTCGCGTTTGGCGTGGCGCCTGCAATCGTACGGGCGAGCAGCATCATGCCTATCAAGGTTAGTAGCGGCATCGATGCTCGGTGGGCCTGGAACAGCGGCGATCATATCAACTGCTGGGCCGAGCATATCAACCCGAGCCTCACAGAGTTCATGCGGAACAGCTGGGATAATGCCGCTTTCAACACTCTAGTGGGTAATACATATGGCCCGTAATTCCTCCGCCCTGTTCCCCGACGATGAGGATGACGTTTCGACCAACGAGGCGCCGGCCATCCAGTCAGGCGACGACTTTAAGCCGAGCGATGAGCTTTTCGAGACGCTCAAAGCCAAGGCAATTGAGATCAGGGATCACATGGACCCTTGGTGGACCGAAGCCAAGAGCTGCTATGACATGTATGCCGGTCATCAATGGTCCGAGGAAGACCGCCAGATTCTTGAAGCCCAACTCCGTCCCGTCATCACATTCAACCGCATAGCCCCGGTCGTTGACAGCCTGATCGGCATGGAGATGAACGACCGCAAGCAGGTCCAATATTATCCGCGGACCATGGGCGACGTGGCGATCAACCAGCTTTATTCCTCCGCGGCGATGTGGGTCAGAGAACAGAGTGACGCTGAGGACGAGGAATCCGACAGCTTCCTCGACCTTTCCATCAGTGGCATGGGCTGGACCGATACCCATCTGGTGCAGGATGAGTCGGAAGACGGACGCTTGGATATCCGCATCGACCGCGTTGATCCACTGGAAATGGGCAAGGACCCGAATTCCAAGAAGCGCAATCTTGCTGATGCGAAGGTCATCGCGCGATTCCGGGAAATGCCCTTGGCTGAAGCCGAAGACATGTTCCCCGACTTCGACGAATACGCCCTCAATGCAGCGTGGGCCTCGGATACCGATAGCCAGGAGCTTGTCGATCGCCCCCGGAAATATCTCTTCAACGATCCCAAGGCAGGGACTGCTTCCCGCAGCAAGAAGACCGTGACCATCGTAGAAATCCAGTGGTGGGAGAAGCGCCCGTTCTGGAAGGTGCTGGACCCCTTCACGAACGAGATCACGCATTTCAGCGATAAGGAATTTCAGGTCGCCAAGAAGCGGTTTGAGGAACTATCGCAGCGGATGTTTACGCTGACCGGCGCTCCACTACCTCCTATTCAGGCCGCGCGGTACAAGCGCAAGGTCTTCCGGCGGGCGTTCCTCGGCAATGAAATCCTGAAGATCGCACCGCTCCCGTATCCCTATGGCTTCTCCTACCAGTGCATGACTGGCAAGCGGGACCGGAACAAGAAGCATTGGTTCGGCCTGATCCGCGCCATGAAGGACCCGCAGGAATGGGCGAATAAATGGCTGTCCCAGATCCTTCACATCATCAACTCCAACGCCAAGGGAGGTCTGATCGCGCAGAAGACGACCTTCGAAGACTGGCGGTTTGTGGAGAAGAATTACAGCAGACCCGATGCTGTGCTCTGGCTGGCGGCCGGTAAAACTGCTGATGACGTCGGCCGGCGCGATCCAGTCCAGTTCCCGGCTGGAATTTACCAGCTCATGTCCTTCGCCATCGATTCCATTCGGGATGCGAACGGCGTGAATCTGGAGATGATGGGGCTCGCGGATCGGGACCAAGCCGCGTCCCTAGAGTATCAGCGCCGCCAATCCGGCATGACCGTGCTTGCCCAATTCTTCAATTCCCTCCGGCAATACCGGAAGCGGCAGGGGAGGGCGATGCTTTACATGATCCAGAAATGGCTGGGCGATGGACGTCTCGTCCGGATCACGGTAGACAGCGGCGAGCAGCAGTATGTTCCCCTCCTGCAGAACGCTGACGAGCAGACCCTGGAATACGACGTCGCCGTCGATGAGGTCGCTTCAAGCCCGAACCAGAAGGAGCAGG